GCTATGTAGAGACTGAGACAGTCGAGCAGAGAACCAAGGCGATTAACTACTACAACCGATATGAATATGGCAATGAGGTAGAAGGTCGTAGCAAGATCGTTACAGGCGAAGTGGCAGAAGTAGTCGATGGTGCATTGCCACAGCTTATGCGAATCTTTGCTGGCTCAGATGAGTTAGGTCGGTTCGAGCCTCGGATGCCAGGCGATGAGGAACTAGCCAAGCAAGCCACAGAACTAACAAACTATGTATTCTTTAATGACAATGATGGAGTCATTATTCTCCATGATTGGTTCAAGGATGCACTTCTACAAAAGAATGGTATTGTCAAATACTGGTGGGAAGATGCAGAAGAACCAACCAAAGAGGAATACAAAGGTCTCAATGCAGAAGAACTAACACTTCTGTTTGCTGATGGCGAGATGGAGTTGGTCAGCCAAGAGACAGAGGAGATTGCGCCTGCATCGGTAGATCCAATGGGTATGCCGATTCCTGCTGTGCTTTCCTACAATGTTGTAGTCAAGAAGAAGAAAGAAGTAGGCAAAGTCTGTGTCATGAATGTGCCACCAGAGGAGTTCTTGATCGCCAAGCGAGACAAGAAGATCAAGGATGCTCGATTTGTAGCGCACCGCACAGTTAAGACTCGCAGCGATTTAGTGGCTCTAGGCTATCCACAAGATGTAGTGGATAAGATGCCTGCATACAATGACCTGACATACACCCCAGAGCGAGTAGCAAGGTTTACTCAAGGCGAGATGCCAGATGAGACACAAACCTTAGACTTTACGATGCAAGAAGTAGAAGTTTTTGAGTGCTACATCCGCACCGACTTTGATGGTGATGGTATTGCAGAACTCCGCAAAGTAACCTATGCAGGAGACCAAATTATTGACAATGAGGAATGCGACCATATTCCTTTTGCTAGTGTCTGCCCAATCCCAATGCCTCATAAGTTCTTTGGTCAAAGCCTTGCAGACCGAGCAATGGACATTCAACTCATCAAGTCTACAATTACTCGCCAAATCCTAGACAACCTTTATTTGACCAATATGCCTAGGGTTACAGCATTAGATGGTCAGGTAAACCTAGATGACTTATTGACTTCTGCTCCTGGTGGAGTGGTTCGAGTCAAATCGAGTGGTGCAGTTCAGCCGATGGTAGTTCCTGCTACAGCAGCGCAGTCTTTCCCAATGCTTGATTATATGGATCAGGTATTGCAGAAGCGGTCAGGAGTTACTTCTACAAGCCAAGGTATTGATCCTAATATTCTACAAAATACCACAGCAACAGCGATTGCAGCAATGCAACAAGCTGGATCTGGTCGGATTGAGATGATTGCTAGGATCTTTGCCGATACTGGTGTTAAAGACCTATTTAGCGGTATTTTCCAGCTCTTGCTGAAGTATCAGGATAAGCCAAGGGTCATTCGACTCCGAGGCAAGTATGTCTCAATTGATCCGAGAGAGTGGAAGAATAACTATGATGTAACAGTCAATGTCGGTCTAGGCACAGGCAGCCAAGATCAAAAAATGGCAATGGCAGCGATGGTGATGCAAAAACAAGAGCAAATCTTGTCATCCCAAGGCTTTGCTAATCCGCTAGTATCTGTGGGTCAGTATCGCAACACACTCGGTAAGTTTATTGAGGCAGCAGGATACAAAGACTCGATGGAGTTCTTCAAAGAGATTCCACCAGAGCTAGACCAGATGTTGTCTCAGCCACAGCCACAACAGCAGATGCCTAACCCTGCTCTCGATATGATGATGCAGCAGGCACAAGCACAGATCGAAACAGACCGAGCCAAGGCACTCAATGACATTGAAATTGCTAGGGCTAAAGCACAGGCACAGATTCAGTTAGAGCGAGAGAAAGCTGCTGCAAACTTAGAATTAAAGACAGCAGAGTTCCAAGCAGAAGCTCAGTTGAAAGCAGCGCAAGTAGGAGCTAAACTTACAGGAGATGTCAGGATTCCTGGATGAACCCAAGCGATAGAGCAAAAAATTTACTAATAGACGATTTCTTTACTAAGCTCCTAGAAGCTCAGAAAGATGTCTATAAGTCTTACATATTTGGTTCGGCAGACCATGATGTAGAAGGCAGAGAAAGAGCCTTAGTCAAACTGCGAGCCATAGAAGAATTTGAAGCATCTATTCGATCAATCGCCCAAAATGACGAAATCGAAAAGAAGCGATTTAAGGTTTTTTAACCAACCATAGAGGTAAAAAATGAGTGAAAACACCAACCCACAAGGGAGTGTAGATACATCTGTTAGAGGTGCAGCTAATGCATTTATGTCTTTTCTTGAACCACAAGCCGAGGAGGCGCAAGCCCAACCAGAAACTAGTGAACAGCCGATTACCGAATTAATAGGTGATCCAGAGTTCGAGGAACAAGATGTAAGTGCAGAAGAAGCTGAAAGTCAGGAAGAAGAAGTAGAGGAACTCCCTAAATACCGAGTTAAAGTCTCTGGTGAAGAAGTGGAAGTTAGCCTTGATGAGCTTCTGAATGGCTACAGTAGGACTGCTGACTATCAGAAGAAAACCCAATCTTTAGCGGAACAGCGCAAGGCAGTAGAAGCCGAGCGAGTAAAGATTCAGGAAGCAGCAAAGACAAGAGAAACCTATGCTCAAAGACTCCAAGTCATTGAACAATTACTTCAACAGCAATCACAAGGTGAGGATTTATCTGCCCTAAAGACAGAAGATCCTATTGCTTATGCTGTTGCAATGGCAGAGAAAGTAGAGCGAGATAAGCAGCTTCAAGCGGTGCAGATTGAGAGACAGCGAGTTCAACAAGAACAGATGGCTCATCAGCAAGCACTTCTACAGAAGCATATGCAAGCAGAGCAACAAAAGCTAGTCGAGGCTATCCCAGAGTTTAAAGATGATGTGAAAGCCGAAATAGTCCGCAGAGACATCCGCAATTATGCGAAATCTATCGGATTTACTGACCAAGAGTTGTCTCAGGTTTACGACAGTCGAGCTGTATTAGCCCTCTATAAAGCAGCGCAATATGATAAGTTGATGGCAAATAAAGGCGCAGCCACCAAAAAGGTAGCTATCGCACCAAAGACTATCAGACCAGGAACATCTAATCCGCAGAGTTCTGAGAATGAAGCAGTAAAAAAAGAGAGAGCCAAACTTCGCCAATCAGGCAATAAGAAGGATGCAGCTCGATTATTTGAACGATTCTTATAAAGGAAATGAAAAATGGCAGCATATGATCGCTATACAGCAATCGGTGCTCGGGAAGATTTAACCGATGTTATCTATGACATCAGCCCTACCGACACCCCAATTATGTCCTCTATCGGTAAGACAAAAGCTACTTCTGTCTACCATGAGTGGCAAACCGATGCACTCGCAGCAGCAACTACAGCTAATGCTTTAGTTGAAGGTGCAAGCGCAACAGAAGCAACAATCAGCCCAACAACTCGCCTTGGTAACTATACACAGATCGTAGGTAAGACTGTTATGGTTTCTGGCACTCTCTTGGCTTCTGACCTTGCTGGTCGTAAGTCTGAGATGGCTTACCAATTGGCTAAAGCCTCGGCTGAAATCAAGCGAGACATCGAAACCATCATCACAGCTAACCAAGGTCAATCTGTTGGCACATCTGGTGTAACTGGTCGTAAGATGGGTTCTTTGCTCTCTTACATCAAGAGCAACACCAATGTATCGGCTGGCACAACCGCAGGTGGAGATCCCACAACTATCGGTGTATCAACCCGCACAGATGGCACAACTCGCACATTTACTGAGACCATCCTCAAGGATGTTATCAAGCAAGTGTTCGAAAGCGGTGGCACACCTTCTGTATTGATGGTATCGCCTGCTCTCAAGCAGACAGTATCAGGCTTTACAGGCTTGGCAGCACAGCGCTATCAAGTGCCTACCAATGGTCAAGCAACCATCCTAGCTGGTGCTGATCTTTATCAGTCCGACTTTGGTGTATTGCAGATTGTTCCGAACCGCTTTATGCGGACTCGGGATGCATTGGTTCTCGATCCTGAGTATGCAGCTTTGGCATACTTGCGCCCATTCCAAACTAATGACATTGCAAAAGTTGGCGATGCTGAGAAGAAACAAATCTTGGCTGAATTGACTTTAGAAGTTCGCAATGAAGCTGCTCATGGCGGTGCATTTGACTTATCTGCTTGATAAAAGTTAGATAGTCTGTAGAATATGGGGTAGGCAAAACCTACCCCATTTCTATTTATGAAAAAACTCTTAGATGTAGTAGATGGTGAAGTAAGAACAGTTCTGTCTGATGGAGAGGGCGGTATTATAATCCATTCCCAGACCGACTTAAGCGATTTCGCAGAGCATACAAAACAGCAATATAATGCCAATCCTGGCAAAACTGGGTGGTCAGATCAGCCTTTTGATCCAAAGAACAAAATAGCCTCTTTACCTTTAGCAATTATCAATGAGCTAAATGCAAAGGGGATTATGCGAGGATTCTACATCGCAGACCAAAAAGCCCTAAAAGCATGGCTAAATGACCCTGAGAATAGGGTTTTCCGCACTAGAGGCGGTGAAGTATGAGGATCGCTATTTTAATCCCCGCTAGAGGGCAAATGGAGGTCGCTACAGCCTTTGATTTGGTGGCGATGTGTGCCTATACCATCAAG